GGACCTGCTGCGCATAGGGTGACGGGCTGGCGGCAGGCGGTATGCGTTCATTTATTTGGGTCGCGTCATAGCGGGGTAACACGGTCGCTTGAAGCAGTACGTGTAGGTTGGTGCGCTGGGTAGAGGTGGATTCGTTTTGGAATAAACGACCGGCAACAGGGACGCTAGAGAGGCCTGGAACGCCAGAGACCTGGGAACGGTCATCTTGTGACGAGAGGCCACCGAGTAGCAGGGTTTGGCCGGAGCGAATTTGTACGGTGGTGTTGATTTGGCGCTGGTTGGTGATGATGTCAGACGCAAGTAGCGAGTCCGTAAGAGAGTCGGCAGAGGTGGTGATATCCATGATCACTAAGCCGGAGGCGGTGACGACCGGCAGCACGTTTAAGCGTATGCCTACGTCACGGCGTTCAATGGTCTGGAAGGGGCTGTTAACGTCCGCTGATTCGCCAGTGACGCGACCCGTGACAAACGGGACATTCTGACCAATGGAAATGGTGCCACGCTTACCGGAAAGCGTGAGAATTTGCGGTGTGGATAACACGTTAGAGCGTGAGTCACGCTGTAAGGCATTGATCGCAAACGCCAGAATATCACCGTCGAAGATCCCGAAGGTACCACCGGAGGAGGCTAGCGACGTTCCCAGATTGGCGGTGTTAAAGCCACCTGCCACGCGAGAACCCGTAGTCGGTGTAGTGCGTCCAAGCGCTACGCCAAGATCGAAGGTATCCCCATCGGTGGTTTCAAAAATCACTGCCTGGATGAGTAGCTGGGGGTGTGCAACGTCTACTTGGGGGATGAAGCCTTGAAGTTGTTCAAGCTGCTTTTCTGGGCCCTTGGCAAGTATGGCGTTTGAGGCATGAAGTACCTGAACCCGTGGCGGTGTGGTGCCTTCCTGAGTGTTTTGCGTGAGAAAGCTGGTAACCAACGGCGCAATATCATCAGCACGCACGTTATCAAAGGCAAATAAATGAGTCGCCTGCGGTTCTGGCGGTGGCGTCAGCGTGGGCGCGTTGGTGATCGCGGCGGCGGGGTCGAGCGTTTCCTGCACCGGTGCCATATTCGTGGGCTGTTGTTGGCTAGACGGTGCCACGGTGGGCGGGTTGCCTGGGAGGATGGTGTAGCCGTGGGAACTCAACACGCCCTGGAAGAATTCGTCTAGCTGGTGATCGGGCACGTCGGGGGCGTAGACAGTGAGAGTGCCGGTGGCCGTGGGGTGAATCGCCAACGGGGTGTCGGTTTGTTCAACGTACCAGCGCACGAAGTCCCGAATGTCGGTGTCTTGCATTTGAATGGGCGTGGCGTGGGCGGTGCTGGTGAGCGTGGCCAGGGCGATGGCGGCGACGGTGTTAGCAGCGAACTTCTTCATGGGTGACTCCATTTTCTATGCGAACGAGGCAAGCATTCACGGGGACGATGGCGAAGCCTTGGCGGCTGAGGTCGTCGGTGGTGGACGTGTTGCGGTTGCTATCAATGAGGCGGTAGGTGGTGCGGTCGCCAAACTGGCTAAAGCTGGCGATGCGGGTCGTGCTGAGGTCGGGTAGTTGCTGGGGAGTGGCAGTGGGTTGTTCTTGGGCGCGAGCATTCACACGGTCGGCGACGAGTACCGATACCGTTAAGAACGCGCCCAGCCCAAACGAAGCCAGGTAGAGAAACGGGCGGTTAAAGCGTTTCCAATAAATACGGGTCATCTTCATGTAGAACCTCGCGTCATGGGGTACGCGGTGCATTCCGTGGGTGAACCAAGGTGGCAGCACGGAGTAAGTGCCGTGGGGGTAGTGATCAGAGAAGGCTTGTTTAGTGTCGTAAGCGGGGTAGAGGGCGCGGCCTGTGTATGTCCAGCGCTCAACGGTGAGGCTTTGCGGTGAGTCGCCGTATTTCACAATGCCCAAATGCACCTTGGGCATGGGCATTTTGGAACCAACAAAAAGTGAGTAGAGCGAGCCAATAAAGGGGACGGCGACACGATCCATGCGACGGCAATACACGACGTGTTCAGCGAGGGCAACGCGGGCTTGCTTATCCATGATAGATAAGTCTTGAATAAGAAAAATAATGTCCCAGCCCAACTTACGAGCGTGTAAAAACCAGTTAATAACGTCTTGGCGGCTTTTATCGTTCCAGGAGCGAGCATTAAACCAAGTGCCGCACTCGTCCAGCACCAATAAGCCGTTTTTGTTTTCATCGTAGGAGTCGGTACCCGTACCGATAGACTCAAGATCAGCCAGGACGGGTTTATCAGGAATGCGATAGCAGCGGGTTGCCTTAGCCTTTTCGCCAATCAGCTTATCTAGGTTCAAGTCCAGGTTGGTGGCGACCTTACAGCCTTGGTTGAGCTTGTCTTTGATCTTGCCTACGGCCACCAGGGTTTTACCCGCGCCGAGTTTGCCGGTGACAACGTAAACAGCCATTAGAGAACGGGCCTCCCTTGCTCCCAGTCGATTAACTGTTTTTTCTGCTGGAAGACCCACATAGCGACCTTGCTGCTGTAAATAGCAGCAATGCAGGCTTCAAGGTTGTCGGGTTTAACGGCGCCCATACCGGCGGCCAGTTCAGAAGGTAGGGAGGCACTAATGCCGTTAATGATGAGGGCAAACGTCGAGGCAAGCGCGATCAATAGCGTGATATAGAGCGTTGTCCAAACCAATATACCCGTCAAACGGCTGGTAAAGCGTGAGGCAATGCGGGTAACAAACCACTCAACAACACGGGTGAAAAAGCTAATAAGCGCGCCCATACCGAGCAGAGCAGGAAGAGCCATTTATGCTGTCCTCTGTTCAGAGCGAAAGAAAATGTCGACGATGCTAACGACCGTCCAGAAGTAGACGATCCAGGTAAGCCAAAGCTTGATGGTGTTGAACGCCTGACAAGATATTTCCATAGGGCCGAACTGCAGAGGCGTGCAGCCACCGGAGGGGAGAGAGGGGAGGCGAGACGTGACTTGTTCAGCAATGCCGGAGGTAGCACCGTCACCAATTTCGTCCATTAACGTGTTTATTTCGTCGGTGTACTCCTGTTCTTCAGCGGCCACATTATCAAGCGTATTGTCCAGGCCAGAGGAATTAAACAGATCGTCACCGTTACCAAGGTCTTCGGTAAAACGAGAAGCAAGGTCATCGACGAGACCGTTAAACAGGTTCGAGATACCATCTAAAAGGCCATCCCACTCGGTGCCTTCCCCATCGCTTTCACCTTCACCTTCGCCAGAGCCAAACGCATTAATGGCATCGACAATAGACGTGCCAAGGGCATCGAGAGAGCCAGACAATGTGCCGGTTTGATCATTTAATGCACCGGTAATGGTGTCAGTCTGGCTGTCGAGGGAGTTGGAAAGCGTATCTGTTTGATTGCTAAGCGCACCGCTCAAAGCATCTGTTTGAGCAGAGGTCGCGTTGTTTAGCTCATTGGTCTGATTGTTAATTGAACTAGTGACATCATTAGACAGGGCATTGATAGCGTTGCGGTTGGATTGGCCAGCGGAGCCGATAGCCTCAATAATGCCGGATTCGTCAAACTCAAAATCCGGTACGGTAGAGCCGCCACCAGAACTACCACCGCCACCCGAGGAACCATCGCCGGAATCGTTACCGCCATCACTGCCGCCGGAATCACCACCAGAATCGCCGCCATCGTTACCGCCTGGGTCGGTGGGGTCGGTAGGGTTTGTTGGGTCGGTAGGATCACCGCCGCCAGTATCACCACCAGAGCCGCCACCGGAACTCGGCTTTGAATAGGTATTGCCGTCTGAACCTACATATTCAAAATAGTCAGGCGCGCTATCCCAATCGACTAGATATGATTTGTCACCAATAGCCACACAACTAGCGTTATCAGTACAACCGCCAGGAAGTTCCGTTAAATAATCATTACCGGAAAGATCAATAACAGAGAAGGTGCCGCCAGTATCACCAAAGCCCTCAGAAGTGGACTGATTAAAGTAATCGGTAGGTTCACCAGTAGACTCAGCAACAACATCAATAGAACATTCAACAGTGTCACCAGAACCAGTACAGCCCATAACACCACCTGCACCAGTAAATGAACAAGCCCCCCCAGCAGAATCAGCCCTACCGCCTCCCGCTAAATAATTAGCAACAGAAGGAGCGACTCTATTAAGCGTCTCAGGTATAACAGACTGACATTGCTCATCGTCTAAAACCATACCATCAGTTTCAGCCTCAATAGCTTCATTAATTCTAGTTTTAAGAACGGTGTGATAAAGATCACATTTCATGCGGGTTCTAGTATCACTAACATAAATAGTTGTAAAATTAGCCTGATAACCTGGGGCGTAAATATCAGGTCTTTCTAGAGCATTATTACTACTCCTTATAGCGCCTTGACTATTACACCAAGACTGGAACTCAGAAACATCCTCATGATCCAACCACTGATCACTGACAAAATGAGAAACCAAATAAGCAGGTTGAGAATATGAAAAGTTAGAAAACACCATTAAAAAAGGCGTTAAAGTGGTTAATAAAACGGCTTTTTTAATCATGTTGTCCTCGTTATATAAAAAGGGGCGTTTCCGCCCCTTGGTTGTCCCTTGCTTAGCGGTATTAAGACGCGCGGTTGGCAAACTTCTTAAACAACTTGATGCCGATCAAAGCAGCGGTGATAGAAGCGACCACCGGCCATGCGTAACCGGCCATTTCAGTACCGGCGGCTTGCACCTCAGTAAAAGCTGCTGATGCGCCGGTAGCCTCCTGGGCGTGAGCAGCAGCGGAACCTAGAAGCAGGGCGGCACCGCCTGCAACCTTGGCTTTGGTGGTGTTGACGGTGGCGGCGAGGGTTTGAATAACGGTTTGCTTGGTCATGAGACTGACTCCATAAAGCGTTTTACAGATAAAATGATGTGTCCAAAGGCCCAACCGAGGGCGTAGGACGTGAAAAGGGTGCTAACCACAAACGTAAGGCTGGGATCGTTCATCGTTGCCCCCCATTTATCGCGCCGATCCCGAAAGCAAGGACGAGGCCGACGCAATAAACCAGGAGCCATAGACCTTCAGGTGTGCTTGTGTCCATGGCTCAAAATCCTATTTCTTGTCGCTGCTGGCAGACGGTGCGTGTTGGCTGCCGGTGGCGTTGGGTTTGCGGGCAGCAAGGACGTGCATGGTGGCTTTGCCGCCGGACGACCGAAATTCAATATCCAGTTCCAAGGCGCAAGGCATGTGAGGTGCAAATGCATGGAGCTGGTCGAGAATTTCATAAGGCGCTGACATGGTGCTGACTTGGTTGCCAAGCTGGTTATCGTTGTCAGACG